AGATAAACCCTTTACCGATTTTTTCTGTGAATTGGTTAACCCTGCGAACCATGATTCGTAACCAGACATATTATTGGGACCTCCTACTATAGACTAATTAGGTAGGAAAAGAGATTTATTATTCTGGTTTCTCGGAGAGATCCTCAATGATCCGGTTGATAAACCACTTTCTTAATTGTATTGGAAGACTATACGCCTCTGTAAAGCTCCAATTTGAATGCTTCATGAGGGAAAATATCTCTTCGTATGTGCACTTTTCTACATACTCACTAGTTAGACCAAAACCAGCCCATAGAAAAGGGCACCTCCTTTTCTACATTAGCAGAGCAATTAGGGCAGGTGACTTCCTGTGTCGTGTCGAAAGTCGGTATGTTCATGTTGTGAACATATTTTATCTTGCGACCATCGGCGGCAGGCAAGATATCTGTTAATTTTGAAAGGTCAGATGCGTCTGTGACACCATTGACCGAAACTAAGGCCATCCTTATGAACTCAACTGTATCATTGTGTGGTAAGTTCAGTTTCTGCTTCTTTTCCTTAGATTTTTGCAAGTATTCTTGATCTTCTCTTGGGAGAATTCTTATTCTTGCCTCTAGTCCAGTGACAGGAAGCTGGAAAGCCAAAGTATCGCTAACTTCGTCATATGACCACTCGTCGGTATCTTTGACTTCAAACTTATTGGTCTTTGACTTTTCTAACATCTTGGTCAAGCTTATGGTGGTCTCCTCAAGTGAACCACACTCAGGGCAATCTAGCTTAATCCCCAATTCGTCACCAAATCCGGTCTTTCGAGCTGATATTAAGACTGCCACTTTATCACAATCTAGTAGATCATCTGATCTGACTCCAGGTGTTATCATCAGGGAGTCGATTAATCGGTTGAGCACAGATCCATCTTCAATAAAGCTATTGTTTATCAAGATATCCTCTTCCTTTGCTGTCATCGATTTGATTTCAAGACTCTCTACATTGTTCATCGGACTGGCTTCGTTGTAGAATCTACCACCGGAGGGTAGATAAACGACTTCCGTAGCCACAGCAAAAGAGAGCCCAAAAGGGTTAGGCTTCTCTTGCGGTATGGATGGCATTGCGGTCTGTTGTGGGGGTATTACTTCTGCTTTCTTAGTTCTTGGAACTCGTGTTCTATTTGAATTTCTCGACATTCTTCCTCTTTTTTAGAATATTAAAGATTTTAGCCTTCTGGATTAAAACCAGAACCTTCTTGGCTGTTAAAGGTCCAAAGGTTCTGATTGCCACGCTTAAATGCTCCTTGTGGGAGGTCTTCTAGCACAGCATAATCATACTTAATAGTGACTTGGATGTTGAGCAAGTCATCTTGGCTATAATCTAGTGTATCAAAATCTACAGAAGTTATTAAGGGATTTTTGATAACCCAAGACTCAATTGGGACTGAGCCGTCAGCGTCAAGCTGCTTAAGTTTAATTTCTGTGCCTAGAGCGTCGACCATTCCTGCCTTTGATATTGTGGCTGCAGTGGCTTCGTCATAGTTACTAGGAATAACATATCCAGAGTTCTCTAGGATCTTGTACAAACTCTTTGTTGAGTCTGGGTTCACAGGATCCACAAGTGTTATCGTGACATCTTGCCATTGGACGCGTCCTGGGTAATTAAACTCATAATTCAAAAATTGATGAGGTATTGTTTGCACGGTATATGCAGGCTTCTTTACAGCCTTGACCACAAACTGTGGTACGCCGGTCCAGTAGAGAAGCCATCTAAACTTCCGCTTTGGCTCAACTGTCTTTTCGCTCCAAAATGCCATTATTTAAGTCTCCTATTAATATATATTAGCGTATGCAACTTTTTGACGATTATTAGTCGTCAAAAGATGCTCCAGATCTCGTTATAACAAAATCAACTGCGATAAACTCTATGGCTCTTGCTGGCTTCAAGAAGATCTTAGCATACATGATGTTTCTGTCGACAAGATCAGGTGTTGTTGTTGTTTCATCCAAAATAACCTTGAAATCAGTTAGACCAAGTCTAGTCTTAACACTCTCAAGGAAAGGTACAACCTGACCAGTGAATCGTGCCCATGTTGCAGGTACATTCTGATCAAAAAGTAGACCGTTTGAAATTCTAGAAACTTCCTTCTTGACGAAGATGAGCAATCTACGAACATTGATACGATCGAGAGCAGATGCAGTACTTTGAAGCGTCTTTTGCCCGAAGACAACCAAACCCTCTGATACAAAGGATGCAATTGGGTTAATGTTTGCTTCGTAAAGTTTATCTCTCTCGGAAGAAAGAAGCTGCTCGGATGCTTGCAAGACCTTCAAGCCTGCATTGCCTTCGTTAAGACCGCCGCGGTTGAAACCAGCTGGCGCGAACCAAACTTCATCTCTCTGCTCGGTGTATCCCATGACACCCAATGCTATAACTGAAGGTGGTACCCATACATCCCTGTTGTTGATTGAGTCTTTTACCTTAACCCAGGGGTAGTATGCTGCGCCATAACTTGAATTAATCTTTCTAGCGCGCAGAGCCTTAGCACTCTTAGCTGCATTTGTCTGATTGACTCTTGCTTGGAAATTAGCACATATCTTCTCTGAAGGAGGAACGTAAACGTCTGGAAGATCGATGATTGCCATGGCATCAGCTCGTGCTTCGCAAGTCTGAATCAACTTTTCAGTAAGATTGACGTTTGTGATCCCAGGCATAACTGCCAAGTTCATCTCTATAGCTTCTGGATCCTTGATTAGTTCTAGGGCGCGGTCGATAGAAGCGTAAGCGTAGTTGTCCTTTGTTGTGGCATCTGGACCGACACAGCCGGCTCTGGTGCTCATATTGAAAGGGTCTGCCTCTGTAATATCAACTCCGTCGAAGCCGCCTGCCATTGGCATTGCAAAGCCAGAAACAACATCAAGCAGCGCTGAAGCTGAGAGCTGCATACCATCTGAACCAGTCATCGAAGTAAATGACTTCTTATATCCTTCTCCGAACATGTCATTTGACTGTTGAACGTGAGAGCCGCTGCGAAATACGACAAACTCTGGGTTGAAACCTGACATGTCGTTAGACAATGATGTTGACCCTGTGACTACCACATCATCAAGCGAAAAGATGTAAGAATACTTGCTGCCTGCTGCGGTAATGCCTGTCTTCTGGGCGCCAAGGACAGCGCTGCTATTATGTGAGCCCATTCTTCTTAGGTAGTCTCTCATGCCTCTATTAACAGATCCAAAGTTTTGCTGTGCAGCGCCGCCGAATTCCATAGCTGTTGATTCGCTCTTAAGCTTATCGAATTCTGCGTGCCCCATAACGAAGCGTCCACCGAAACCAGACGCCTTAGACCCAGAGATAACATGAGGAGCTTCTGGCCACTTAAATGTAACGTTTGCCATATCATGATCGCCAATTAAGGATCCAGTTACCCACTGTGCTGCGGTGGTCAAGTCTGCTCTGAATTGTGCATCATCGTCTGCAGTGCCGCCATGAGCAAAAGAAATGGGTCCAACGGTATCGTGCACAATTGGTCCAAAATAGCCGAAAGGCACAGAAGCTGGATTTGTTGGTCCGTTTTCTTCTACATCAAGATTCATTTCCACTCTAATGTGGGTTGATTGATTAGGGTGATTTCCGTATACTTTGTTTCTCTTCTGGGATGAATCCCACTCAAAGTATTGATCACCGATTCTTCTAGCAATAAAGTTGTTTGAGTTAGGGTTTAAGTTAAGATTTGAAAAGCTCTCGATCGTTACGATACGGTCGCCCTGACGTTGCTTGACCACTAGAGCGAATGAACCATATGGTGTCGGACTTCCGTCACCTGGAATGCTGATATCCTCAATGTGAATGCTAAGGTCCATCCCTTGTTCACCTTCTTGCAGTGCATGCAATCTGAAGAGCCTTTCTTGGCTTTCTGGCACAAAACTTCCCGATGCTCCAACATACTGTGGGATAACCCAACCGGAAGCGGCTGCAGCTAGCTGATGATCAACAGTCTTAAAGTCATCCATCCCTTCTTTCAACTTCACTGGAAATACGATAAGCTTATCATCTGATGATCCTGAGCGGATTATATTTTCGAACTCTTCTTCGAATGTCTCGCCTAGCCAATAGTCTGCTGCCAAAGAAGCTGCAGGTGGCGTCATGACAAGTTCATTTGTCGCTACCGGGTTGGTGTTCAATACGTCTCTAATGTATCCGGGACCCTCTCTAAGAGATACAGTCTTTTCTACTGTGTTTGTTCCGTTTGTCAAAAGAAGTGTGAATGACTTATTACTCATGCGGACAGCTGCTGTAGGTGAGCCTAGTGCATCAGCATAAGAAGAAGTTATCTCTGCGGCGCCGGATATGTGCTGACTACCCTTTACACCTACCTTAAATGATGCGTTATCTGTATAGATTATTGCCCCCAAGTGAGCTGATGGGCTGCTTCCGCTGTGAGCGAAAAAGAGACCATATGCATCCGTGGTAGTCCAACCTGCTTCGCCTGTATCTCCAGAGTCGTCGCCTTCTATACCAGCCAATCTAATGACAGTTACTGGTGAGTTGATGTCTGCTTTGAGGTATGCCTGTGCAGCATAAGGGGCGTAAGCTGTAGCCCCAAGACCATTCCCGTCTCTCCAAGCGTCATCTCCACCGTTGCCAGCTATTGGTTCACCGAACACTTCAACAAACTCTTGGAAAGAGTTAACTTTCACGGGCTTTAGTGCTGGTCCTCTCCTTGTTCGACCAATTATAACTGGTCCAACGCCTGCTGCAACCTTTGGCAACTGACTCTTATCAATCTCACTCAGGAACACTCCAGGTGAGACAAACTTAAATTTCTTTGCAGACATATTAACTAATCTCCTTAAAATCAGGCTTTATCAAAAAAGTAAAATATTACTCTAGTAAATAGTTTTACGTTTTTTGAAAAGAATAAAAGAAAAGAAAAGAAGGCCCCGGGTTTCCCCGGGGCTAGGAAGGTGAGCTATTTAGAGGTTCTTAGCTTTGTGCGATGTACTTGATAACGATTTCGTCACCAACAGCAACGTCTGTACCTGGAGACCAGATAATGCGTTGGTTGGAGTACTTGTAATCCCAGTGATCAGTAATACCAGATAGGGAACTGGATTGGGACTGCAAGAGACCATTCAAGTATACAGAAACACATGCATCGTCTGCAGGTGCAGCTGAGAGTGGCAAGAAGCCGTATGTTGCGGAGCCGTCACCATCAAAAGATGCTGTTGCGATACCGCGATCCTGCTTGGAAACAATGCTGAAAACACCATTTGTTGCCAAGAGACCAGCGCCAGCCTGTGCTGTTGCAAGATCTGCAAAACTCTCAACCTTGTGTGCGCCTGTGTTACCACCATCTCTGAAGAGGAAGTGATCCGCAGAAACGTCTACAGCTGCAACGTGATCGCCACCAGCAGAAACATCTGCAATAGTGTTCAACTCAACTGCAGTAGCTGCAAAGGCTGTTCCACCCAAGCTGAATGATGAGCCAACAGAAACAGTGTCTGATGTCAAACCATGAAGTGTTGAAGTTCCGGAACCGGAAAGAATACGGAAGCCAGAAGCATCCTTATTGCTATCAACAACAACAGCCTTGCTTGCTGCGACTGTACCGGCAGTGATACCGTCAATCTGTTCCATATCAGCTTCATTAAGATCGGCAGAACCGATAATGAGGCTAGTACCAGCAGTAAGAGCACCAGTAGCAGTTACGTGACGGAAGCCAGAAGCATCCTTGTTAGCATCAACTACAACAGCCTTGCTTGCAGCAACTGTACCAGCAGTAATGCCATCAATTTGCTCTAGCTCTGCTTCGCTGATGTCTGCGCTACCGATGACGAAGCTACCAGCAGTAACTGCACCGTCAACAGTGACAGCATCTGCAGTCAACTTGTGAAGTGTAGAAACTCCTGAACCACTGAAGATTGCTGCATTTGCAGTACCTGCGATGGTTGCCTTGTCCAATGCTACGTCATGTAGTGTAGACTGTCCAGAACCACTAAGAACAGCGGCACTCAAGTTACGAACACCAGAAGCGTCCTTGTTTGAGTCTAGAACGAGAGCCTTGCTAGCTGCAGCAGTACCATCAGTGATACCGTCGAGCTTCTCTAGGTCAGCTTCGTTAAGATCAGCACTACCAATGATAATGCTAGTACCAGCAGTTAGGGCGCCAGTAGCAGTTACGTGACGGAAGCCACTTGCATCCTTGTTGGAATCAACAACTACAGCCTTGCTTGCAGCAACTGTACCTGCGGTGATACCATCAAGTTGTTCCATATCAGCCTCGTTGAGATTGGCATCCCCAATGATGAAGGCGCCTGTTGCTGTAACATTACGGAAACCAGAGGCATCCTTGTTAGCATCGACGACTACAGCCTTGCTTGCTGCGACAGTACCATTAGTGATACCATCAAGCTTTTCCATATCTGCTTCGTTAAGATCAGCACTACCAATGATGAAGCTAGTACCTGCGGTAACAGCACCGTCGAAAGACGCACTTGCTGCAACAACAAGACCAGAACCAGAAAGCTGACCAACAACGTCAACACCAGTTGGCTTGACAGAAGCGATAGTAGTAGCTCCAAGCTTGTGAAGCATCTTAGTGCCACTGTGTGAGTACTCAACAGATGCGTGTCCGACTGCTTCTTGACCACCACCGATCTTGAGACCACCACCATCGGCGTTGGCTGAAGATGCAGAAAGAGCTGAAACAATCAATTTGTCTTGAATTTCAAGAGTTGTCTCTGTTTGTGATACACTGTTAAGAGTAACAACGTCAAGCTCTGTGATCTTAGCGTAAGAGGCTGTAAGTTGTGTAATAGTACCAATACGACCAGCACTATCGAGAACTAGAGCCTTACTAGCAGCAGCAGTACCTGCTGTAATACCATCAAGCTTCTCAAGGTCTGCTTCGTTCATGTCAGCAGAACCAATGATGAGGCTAGTTCCAGCTGTGACTGCTCCAGTGGCAGTAACGTGGCGGAAACCAGATGCATCCTTGTTAGCATCAACTACAACTGCTTTACTAGCAGCAACTGTGCCGTTAGTAATGCCGTCAAGCTTTTCCATATCTGCTTCGTTAAGATCGGCAGAACCGATGATGAAGCTAGATCCAGCTGTGATAGCTCCGGTTGCAGTAACTGCGTCAGCATTCAACTTGTGAAGCGTAGAAGTACCAGAACCACTAAGAACTGCAGCTGAAACGTTTCTCAAGCCTGAGACGTCTTTGTTGGCGTCAACTACAACAGCCTTGTTAGCTGCTGCTGTACCGTCAGTGATACCATCAAGCTTTTCCATGTCTGCTTCATTAAGATCGGCAGAACCGATAATGAAACTAGATCCAGCTGTGATTGCACCGTCTGCAGTAATTGCGTCGGCGGTCAACTTGTGGAGTGTAGAAACTCCGGAACCACTGAAGATAGCACCTGAAGCATTGCGTAGTCCTGAAACATCCTTGTTAGAGTCAAGAACGACTGCTTTGCTTGCTGCAGCTGTACCAGCTGTAATGCCGTCAAGTTGTTCCATCTCTGCTTCAGTCAATTGGGCACTACCGATTTCGAAGTAGCCAGTTGCTGTAACATTACGGAAACCGGTGATGTCTTTATTGCTATCGACAACTACAGCCTTGCTAGCTGCAACGGTACCGGCGGTGAGTCCGTCAACTTGCTCCAAGTCAGATTCGCTAAGCACTGTATCACCAATCTTGATTGAGTTAGCGTGAACGTGAAGCTGTGCAAACTGACCCAAGGAAGCACTGAAGTTCGAAGCAGTAAGAGCATTGGCATTCTTATTGAAAACCAGGGCTGAATTACCACCGAAGGCGCCACCGTCATTGAATTGAACCTGCGTGTCACTACCGGCTGCGATTGAACCGATTAGTTCCGAAATCTTGATCTTCTTTGGTACTAATTGACCGTCGACGTGAAGCGCCAAGAGATCGTCGTCGCCTGCTGCGCTTACGCCAGCAAGACCTGTGTATGAAAGCATCAGAGCGCTCTTTGGGTCATCGGAGCCTGAAAGACCACCCGAAGAAGAAAGTGCCATCTGTGCTGCTGAGATTTGTAGACGTTTAGCCATACCTATTGATCCTCCTGCACTACTGCCACCTCCGGCCATGCCGGAAAGTGTAATATTAGTGCTGTCTGTTGTTGTTATGGTTACGTTGCCGGCAGAGCCGTCAACTTCGTTTTCTAAACTAACTGTGGCGCCACTTACTGTCGCGCCGATTTGGATAGGCAAGTTATTAATAAGCGCGCCTATATATGTTGCGAATTGCTCCTTTGTCAACGTTGAGCTGCTTTCGCCTGAAGCGCCACGGGCAGCGTAAACTACCTCGTTCGCTGCTCGAACATCAGCGATCTTGGTGCTCGCTCTGTTTGACGATACGGTGAATGCCGCAACGCCGGCTGGAACTTCTGTCCAAGTTTCGCCATCTGCCGGTATGAGTGCAAGACTCAACACATTAGCTGCTGATGTAGCTCTATCATCCATAACGCGAAGATAGCCGCTACTAACAGTTAGCTGTGATGTATAAAGATCCATCTCGCCTGCAGTGTTAGCTGCTGTAAGAATCGACTTCATAGTATTCAAAGTGTTTGTCAGATTTGTAATACTATTCAAGTTGATTGTGTAGTCACCAGTACCATTCTTTCTACCGTAGCTACCAAGTCCAGATGTTGCAGTGAAACCGGAAGATACATCAACAAAATCAATTGTTAGTCCTCCGAATCCCGGCTGCTTGAATTGGAACTTAGCCGCGTGAGTACCACCATCCTTGAACGCGCTGCGGAAATCAGAAAAAGATGTTCCGTAAGCTGAGATCGAGAAGTCGAAAAAAGGTCTACGTGTAGTGTTACCAGCTTGGTATACAGTTACTAGATTCGATGCATTGCCTTCCACAGTATTGTTGGAAGCGCCACCAAGGGCACCTGACAAGAATACGTTTGAGACGCTTGAATCGTTAACCTGGACACCTAGCTTAAGTGTACTATACGCAGCGCTTTGACCGTCATTGATGGTAATAATGGTATACTGGTTCGGTAAGCCTGCAAAGGCTATTGAACCTGCTGCTTTTGCCATATTATTATTTCTCCTGTTTGTCTGTTATACAGGTATGTTAACAACTATAATGTAATTTTATTTAAACTTGGAATAAAGGTAGGATTAAATTAGTTCTTAATAAAAGAAACTTTACTCTCTGGACTTGGCGGTAACTGAACTGTGTATCCCTCTTCGGGGACACCGTATTCTAATCTGAGTGACTCAAGGTCATTCAAGAATTCGTAATTTCGTTGCTCGATCTCTGATAAGAACTTTCTCTTCTTTTGCTCGAAAAGAATGCTTAATTCTGCCAGAGCAATCTTAGCTAATTTAACGTTTTCAATCCTAGCTAGGATCAATGCCGTTTCTTCGCTGCTACACTCTAAGTAGGCAGGAATTTCCTGAATCTCCGGCGCTTCTTCAATAATATCTTCTTCTTCAAGTAGAAGCTCGTCGGCATCTGGGGCAGGATTAGGCACTGGTGGTGGTGTAACCTGTTGTACTTTATTAACTTCTTCTGAGCTTCCTTCTGGAGAACTTACCCCAATCGTGTCTCCAATATGTATTTGATCTGATGAATTATATGCTACTCTATGCCAGTAGTAGCCATCTGGTGACGACTCACAATCTTCTTTTGATAATGCCTCATTATATGATGAATGGGTAGGATCAAAGATACGGGTTCGGTCCAAAGGCCGGGAGTAGACTTTTTCTTGAGACCAAATTTTTGCTTCATTGTTAGTAGTTATATGTTCTTCTGCCGCTAATGCAAAATAGTTAGTAGAAGATTCAGTCGAACCAGAATTGGTAAGTAATTTTTCTCCATAAGACGCTACATATTTTTCTTTTTCAACAGCAACATCTGCATAGCTATCACTACCGCTACTAGACTTATACTTAGGACCTGACAATATGATGTTGTCAACATACGTGTCTAGACTTTTAGCTGCTAGAACGTGACTTCCATCAATTGAACTTAGAGGACATTGAATAAAGTCTTTCGCCTCTCCTTCACTGTCTATTATTGTCTCACTTATACACTCGTAACACTCTCCACCTATATCGTTTGTATCTTGGAAAGGTGTGCAAGCTTTATCTGTGTAATAACCTTTTAGCTGGCATGAAGGTGGACAACCTGTTTCAAAGTCTCTTTCTCTTCTTTGCAAATCTAATGGTTCGTCATTGTTTGGATCTCCTTCTGTGTCGGGATTTCTTGTCCCAATAACCCATTTTCCATTAAATACTTCTTCGCATATATGCCTGTCTGCTTCTGCATCTTCAAATATTTCAATCCATGTTCCAGCTTTTTCATCATCAAACTGTGATCTATCAGCACATTCTTTTATGTTTTTATTTTTTCCGCTTCCGTC